AATACCATTTCCAAGTGGAGTACCACAGAGAGTTGGAAAGAGCAGCGTGCCGCCACCCATGTTACACGTCCGGAGCTGGTCAACAAACTGCTGGCCACAATAGACACCTTGATTACTCAGGTCAACGGTTCCAATGACCCTGCCCTGATTGCAGGTCTGGCCGACAAACTGGCAAAGTTCTCGGCTGTCATCGAGAAACTTGACAAGAAGGCTAACGTGGTTGACGCCATCGAGGTCTTTATGGCTTTCAACAAGTGGCTACAGTTCAATGCCTCCTACGACCCAGAAATCACCCCGGAACTCATCAAGGCCATCAATAAGTACCAAAATAAGTTCCTAATGGAGAAAATGGCTCCAGGATCTCCGCTCTAACACATGACTCAGGAAGAGAGACTTGCACGTGAGAAATGGCAGGAGGAATGTGAGCGCATACAGAAAATAACGTCGCTCCGACCTGCCGAGACTGACGCAGAGCGCACACAGCGCCTGCGCCGGCTCAGAACTAACTATGCAGATTTCTGTGAGTTTTATTTCCCCCATTACCTTACTCAGTATGACGCAGAGGGCCGTCCAGCCCGCATCGTACATAATGCCCCGTTCCACAATGCGGCAGCCAACCAGATCAAGCGGACTCCAAACCTCAAAGCGGTATATATGTGGCCGCGCGGACATGCGAAATCCACGCATTGCGATGTCTTTACACCGCTCTGGCTCATATTCCAGGAACGCCCCTTGATCCATTTCATGGTGGTGGTTTCAAAGTCTGAGGATGCTGCAAAGGGCCTGCTGGGCGACATTCAGGCAGAACTGGAGTTTAACCAGCGCCTCATTGCCGATTTCGGGCCGCAGAAGTCAGAAGGTGACTGGCAGGATGGGGAGTTCATCAGCAAGATGGGCATAGCGTTCATAGCCAAGGGTCGCGGACAGTCACCGCGTGGACTCCGCAACCGTGAGGCACGCCCGGACTATATCGTTATTGACGACCTCGATGATGACGAACTCTGCCGCAATGAGCGCCGTGTGCGCGAAATGACGGAATGGGTCAAGTCAGCACTATTCGGGGCGCTTGACGTTGGACGTGGCCGCTTTATCATGGTGGGAAACCTCATTAGCAAGAATTCTGTATTGCAAGAGATCTCTGAGACCGAGGGCGTGACCCTCTCGAAGATCAAGGCCGTCGATGCAGACGGAAATCCGGTCTGGAAAGAGAAATGGACTCGCCAGGAGGCAGAACAGATGAAGGCCTTCATGGGCTATCGTCTTTGGGAGAAGGAAATGATGCACAACCCTATTACCGAGGGTGGTATCTTCAAACGGGAATGGATCAAGTACAAAAAGATCCTGCCGCTTAAAAAATACGACCAACTGATTTGCTATACTGACCCGTCTTTTAAGTCCTCACGCAAGAATGACTATAAGGCTTGCCGGTTCTGGGGGCGCATCGGCACAGAGTACCATTTGATTGACTGCTGGGTTCGTCAGGACACAGTACGCGCAATGGTGACATGGCTCTATGACCTCTACGAGCGACTGCCCGAGAATGTGGCAGTGCAATTCTATATGGAGGCAAATTTCATGCAGGACACCTTGCTCGATGACTTTACGCTGGAGGGCAATATCAGGGGCTATCAGCTGCCTCTGCTGCCAGACAAACGCGACAAACCGGAAAAGGTGTCGCGCATCGAGGCGGTATCTCCACTATGGGAACGTGGTTTTATTTTCTATAATATCGACAAACAGAACGACCAGGACTTTGAGACTGGCATTGAGCAGACCTTGGCACTCGAGCACGGATCGGCTGCGCACGACGATGCGCCTGATGCCGACGAAGGAGCCATCTGGAAATTCCAGCGCTCAGTACGCCAAAAGGCTTTCAAGCCCCGCCTTGGCCGTCGTGGGCGTCCTAAAAACAACTGGTAAGATGAAAGAACTGATTAAGAGACTTCTTTTCGCTTGGCGCTTCAAACGTGCCGTCCGCAAGGCTGACAACATGCACAGGCTACAGCGTATGAAATTCCTTGTGATTCTCCTGAACGGAAAACTACAGGTGGTGGCAAAACAGGACTGTCGCCGTCTTATCCGGCAGCGATACTTCAAGAAGGGTACCCGCATCGAGGATATTGAGAAACGTGCATTGTATATCACCAAATAACTTACGGCTATGACTTTGACAGAAAGCGATTACAAGGTTGTTATTGGGGAAAATGGCTATAAGGCAATCTCACAGGTCAGCCAGGAAAATGTGCATACCGCAGAGCGTGAGGCACAGGAGGAAATGGCTGGCTACCTCAGACCGAAATACGACGTTAAGGCCATCTTCGCCGCAGAGGGCGACCAACGGAATTCTACCATTGTAATGTATCTTTGTGACATGACACTGTATCACCTTTCCGCATCATTGCCGCAGAAGATGGGAAGTGAGATTCGCAAAGAACGCTATGACCGTGCCATCAAGTGGCTGAAGGACGTACAGGCAGGCATTGTTGTGCCAGATCTTCCCCTGCCGGTTGACGAGAATGGCGATACTATTGCCGTAGGCACCGTTATTTTCAAATCTAACAAGAAATTAAAACATGAGTGGTAAACTATGAGCAGCAATAAGAGAAAAGCCGGTACGGGCAAACCGCGCGTCCTGCATACCAAGTTTGGGAATCTAAATCTGGCACGTCCTCAGGATCACAAGAAAGCGCAGAAACTCATTGTAGAGCTGATGCGTACAACCGATGCCCTCACCCGTAAGGACCTGGGTGACTGGAGGGCTGCATGGCAGATGGCCATCGATGTGAACTTCCCTAATCGCAATCGTCTTTATGACATTTACCGTGACGTGGACGCAGACCTGCACCTGACAGGCTGCCTGTCACAGCGCAAGGGATTCGTAAAGGCCCGTTCGTTCAAGCTGACCAAGTCAGACGGATCCGATGACGAAGAGGCAAAGAAGATCTTTGATAACACATGGTTCAAGGATCTCATGGACTACTGCCTCGATGCCAATGCCTGGGGCCACTCACTCATAGAGCTGGGGGAGGTCACCACCAATGCCGCTGGGGTTATGATGTTTGACGGGGTGACACTCATTCCTCGTAAACATGTCATTCCAGAAAAGGGGCGTGTTGTGCGCCATGCCGGAGAGACATGGGATTCAGGGATCGACTATCACCAGCCGCCTTTCTGCGACTATCTGATTGAGGCCGGGAGAAAAGAAGATCTCGGACTCTACTTAAAAGCAGCACTCCAGACGATACCCAAAAAGAATACCTTCGCTTTCTGGGATCAGTTCGGTGAAATGTTCGGTATTCCCTTCCGCGTGGCCAAGTCTACCAGTCGCGATGACAAGGACATCGACGAGATTGAGAAGATGATGGAAACAATGGGCTCTGCTGGATGGGGTATTTTCCCCGAAGGTACAGAGGTGGAAATCAAGGAAACCACACGCGGGGATGCCTACAACGTATTTGATAAGCGTATTGACCGGGCAAACTCAGAGCTCTCCAAGCTCGTAATCCTTCAGACCATGACCATTGAGGATGGCAGTTCACTCAGCCAGTCACAGACACACCTCCAGATATTCCAGAACTTGATCGAGGAAGATGCCGACAAACTGCGTGACATCATCAACGGTCAACTGTTGCCCAGGATGGTGAAATTTGGCTTTCCTGTCAAGGATCTGACTTTCGACTGGGATTATTCTATCGACTACACGCCAGAACAACCCTTTATTCTCGGGGGCTCCGATTAGCCTATGTCGCATTTAACGATGCCGTGGCTACATTGTACAATGGCGCAACTATGCAGCTGGGGCAAGATGATCTAAACGACGCCGCTTTAAGCAATGCCCTCAACAATATGGCCAGAAAAGTATATGATGCCGGTGACTTCGATATTGACATGATGGCAGAAGCTGAGGCAATGGAAATGACCGGAGCGACGTTCGAGCATTTTCAGAAAGCGATAGAAAAAGGGCTCAGGGATAGTGAGCATGCCGGTTACAAAGTGTCTCCAGTAATCCGTTATGCCCTGGAAAACAATGCTTTTGTTTTTTCCGGATTTAAGACTTATCACATGCTTCGTGAAGTCGGGCTTTCGATTACCGATGATGCTGGTAATATAAAACCGTTTGAACGCTTTTTAAAAGACGTTCATACAGTCGATGAGAGATACAACAGGAACTACCTCAGGGCAGAGTATAACCATGCTGTAGGTTCATCGATGATGGCCGCACAATGGCAGAAGGTTGAGCAAGATGGAGACAGATATGATCTACAGTACAGAACTGCGAATGATAGCAGGGTAAGACCTGAACATGCAGTACTTGATGGAATCACTTTGCCTGTATCTGACCCCTTCTGGAATTTCTATTATCCGCCTAATGACTGGAATTGCAGGTGTAATGCCGTCCAGGTATTAAAAGGCAAGTTCCCGGAATCAGACCCTAAAGAAGCAATGCGCCTTGGCAACAATAGCACGGACACCCCCAAAAAGAAAATGTTCCGTTTTAACAGTGGGAAAACACTTGGAGTATTCCCGCCCAAACACCCCTATTACAAAGTTCCCAAAAAAGACAAGGAGAAAATCAGAAAACTCACTGACGAAAAGATAAGGGAGAAACGGATAAAGGCGATAATTAAGCAGTTGGAAGGGAACCTGACTGATGAAGAGAAAAAAGCAAAGGCAGCCAATATCTATGAAATAGAAAAGGCTCTCAACGTATCAGCTGGCAAAGCAATGAGTATCGAAAAGGCTGACAAGCAGAACGCAAATCCCAATTACGGGAAATCGAGAGGTTATGGAATCAACTGCCAAACATGCGCCCCTGCGTATGCGCTGCGCCGGTCCGGGCTTGATGTAACGGCAAAAGAAAACACTTCCGGCTCCCAACTTGACTACCTTAGCCGTGGGATGCACTGCTGGGAAATCTGGAAGAACCAGAACGGCACACAAGCCACTCACACCAGAATAAACGACTGGCTAAGAAAGAATAACTTTTTGCAGATGACACCGAAGAGATACCAGCAGTTCTTTGAGGAATCATGCAAAGAGACCGGTATATATGAAGTCTCTATTGGATGGAAGGGAGGCGGTGGCCACGCTAC